CTAAGAGTAAACTTAGTAACAATCACGTCCATCCATAAAGGAGTTTGGAGCGTAATCGTATTTCCAGTACGATTTAATACATAAAGTATTCACAACAATGAGTTGTGATACCAGAATATTTACCAAATATTCTTATTGGGATCATCAGTCCCTCGTTGCCTTTAAACGAAATGAGGAATAGACCTCAATGCTATCGGAAATCCATCCGAGTTCTCTAACATATAAATAGTGTTTGATAGTATAATTACATCCTACGCGGAGTAAAATCTATTGAAAAACTAAGATATGAGAATTATAATATATAAATACTATACACTAATATAACAATAATTAGTATCCTGATCGTGCACTTATCGGCCGTAAAAGGTATCTTTTCTTAAAGATTATATATAGTAATTAAATTTATATAAATATAAATCACAATACCACCTAAATATAGAGGCTATATAACAAAATAAAAATAGCATGAGAAATCGCTTAAAGTAAGCGTCGATTATGTGATACAAAACAATCACATAGCGTTAAATATAAAAAGATAATGCTAAAAACCAGGTGTGGGAACTATCGCACTTAGTACACCTTGAGACGATGTAATAGTCGTAGCAGCAATATTAACAGGAATGGTCCCTGAAGATGAGGTTGCTGTGAGTGTAAGAAAACACTCGGCCACAAGCCCGTTACTACTTACAATAAAGTCGCCTGTGCGACCAGTGACACCAACTGCACCAGAGGTGTTAACTGAAGTAATTGCAGTACCGATAAAATGCATTGATAATAAGTATTCTACACCGACGGTTAATCCGGAGAATAAGAGTACATTACCGCTCTGCAAACCAGTGAGATATGAACCAAGGAATATAGGAACCGCTCCAAAAGGAGTAGCGGCCGCTATACTACCACCAGCACCTTGAACAGTGCCGGAGCCAGGAACTCCACTAGAGGGGAGTTGAGGGTTCATAAGGATAACCTCGTATTCGACCCAAATCTTAGACCAATTAATAGCAGAACCATCAGTAGTGTTTATAAAAACATTAGCTACATCATAGGTTTTAATATCAAGATTTGCAGATAGGGGCCCTGTACGAATATATCGTTCGGCTTGAAGTCTTTTCGGGTCAAGAACAAGACGGATCTCTTTCCACGGAGCATCTTCAACAGTACCATAGTAGGTAGATGATATTGCTTCATTAAGTGGAACTGAATCAGCAGCATCATAATCAGGAGACATCATGATACTACCGTTAGTTGCAGAACTACATCTAGGATAAGAACAAACATGAAACTTTGTAAACTTATATTTCTCCCAACCAAGTGCCTGAGTTGAGAGCCAAGGAAATGTATTAGTTATGCCAGGATTAATTGCAAAAACGAGACCATTAGCAAAGTTAACTGTTCCAGTTAAGGAACCAATTAGTTCACGATGGTTAATTTTGCAAGAATCATAATCAGTACGTATAACACGCGCCTTACCGGTGTTTTGTGTAGTAGCATAAGCCACGGCAGATGAAACTTGCGGTGACTTCTTAGGAGCAGGAAAGTTCTTTAAAGGCTGCTTATATTTATTCGCATATGTTTGGGACTTACGAATCTGTCCGGATTTTTGAGACTTGTTTTGTCTAGAAGCGTTAGTGCTTGCTTTACCTCTTTGAGAATTCATCGAGTCCCGCTCTCTTGTACAGATTAAGAAGCTGTACCGGCGACTATGCTCACAATATTAGTTAATATAATTACAGCAATTTACAAAAATCTATCAGTAATGTCTTAGCTATAAAAATCCCCGACACTCGTCAGTGAAGTGGTTGATAGTGGAACGGCTAGTATTCGCTAAACGATTGAAGGATTATTCGCTCGAAACGATTTTCTCCAACACCGAATATGGTATTAATACTATTTGAGAATCTTCCATCAAGGAACTTAGACTCACCGTTAACCCTATCTATAAAACCCAACCGTTGTAGTCTGTAGACCGTCCGAGCCTGAAGCTCTTGGCTCCCTCCTTAACGGGAATTTGGTTGTTTATAATATTGGATCGACTTCGCATAGCTAATTGTGCTATGCAACTTCTATGAATGTGAATTATTTACATAATATAGTAGGACGTTGTAATGAAATCAGAGCATTACATTCAAAACACGTAGTAAACTAGTTACTTAAAAGTAACTAGTCTTGACAATCGCCAATACTACAGTGACTTGGTAATGATGTTAATTACCCCATACTATATACTCATACGTACAGACGTACGTTTTACAAACTCAACTCTATCCACATCGGCTCACATCAAATGTTATAACCGAAGAGAGTAACGAATTCTTAAATAGAGATCTAGCATAGGTAGTCCTCAATAGGATCTACCATGGCAGTTTTACTTAAACCAACTGCTACTTCTCTTATTACCCTAGGAGCGTGTCTCTTATAGACGACAAGCTCCTGATATAGATGATAATTATCGAGTTTAATCATATTGTACATCTTACTACCTTCGGTAAGATATTCATGATGAACATTATTATAAACTAACTTATCACTAATATTAAGAGATTCCTTAGAGAATCTCTTCCAGTTGAGCCCCTTAAAGATATATTTTAAACATTCTTTCTCGGAAACACCAACTGAGGGTAAATACCAATTAGGCGGATGATACTCACTTGGGAGCAATTCGCAATCTGGTAGCATGGGGCAATCGCGCAATTGAACTTTTAAAGCAGTCCTACGACGAATGTCTCCCCATAACTGTATATCTGGATCCTCCATAAAACCAATAGGTTTAAATGGGATCTTCTCCAGGTCATCTTTATACCAAGATTCTCTTAGACCGTAGGCTATTACGCGCTGCCGGTCTGTTAGCAATACAGAGTTTTTTGTGACAACAGAACGTTGATCACGAAAGCTAACACCTATAGGTAACTGCATACCTAGACCACCCATGGTTCTAGGTAAATACCAGTTCAGCGATGTATTATCATACATACGCGCAGATTTAGTTAATACCTCCTTATTATATAATCTAAAACGTAAATCTGTCCTAATTTTATTAAGAGAACCTTCAAGCACATGCTGATGCAAACAATGTATAGGTTTATCACCTTCTTCCTCGGAGATACGAGCGACCTTACTCTGGCCGAGTAGCATACCTACATTAAAAAAAGGTATATACTGAGTTACATTTTTGCCTAGTAATTCTTTCTGATAAAATAGAGCACTATTAACGGTGCCATATTTTTCGTGAAAGAAATTCTTTCCAGGGGACGGATAAAGTCCGGCTTGCTCTAATGTGTTAAGCCAATCATCATATTGTTGATCGGAACATTTAAACATTATATCATCACCATTAATCATAACGTTGAGATCTTGAAATCTATAAACGTTAGGTTCAACGGCAATCCAATAAGTTATCATATTAATGATACATAAAATTGGAAAGGAAAGAACAGAACCCATCAACTGACCATTATGTTGAATTACGGATTCTATACCACTATCTTTCGGATAATTTATTACGTGTTCATAAAGCACCTTACGGAGGACTTCTGCGCTTTCCAGATCTAAATTACTAAAATGAATTAATTCAGTTAGCATTCGTTCGAATACTAATTTAGTCAATTCAATCTTAATATTATCTGTAGCAGCACTGAAATCGCCAGATGCTATCTTATCACCAGGTTTACCTCGATTTAAAAAATCATTAACGAAATTACTTTCGAGAGGTTCACCAATTAACTTAAATTGGGGATAAGTCTTAAGTGATGTATGCATCCATTTCTGCATACCGCTGGCTAATGCATAAGGATAAGCATTAGAAGCCGTGATATTACGTATCTTAAGAGGTTCGCAAATAGAATAAACTTTTGCTTCACAAGGAAAGTTACGAGACGGTGATAGAGTATAATCATCTAAAACCATCTTATAATCCTGCGTAATATAACCTCTACGTTCAGAAACACCCTTATACGGACAAAAGTCCATCTTTAGGAGTTCATCATCACTAGTATCACCTTGAACTACGTGATTCTTCAATAGAAAAGCTTTAGCGCCACCTTGGCATCTAGAGTTTTCATAGCAAGCACTTGAAGAATACTCACATATCTTACTAACATCAGCATCTCTTCTCATACTGGAAATGACTTGATCAAGTTTTAACTTAAATTGATCAAGGAAGAGTGGATGACAAACCTCGCTATCTTTTAACATAGCGGCTTGATGTTTTACAAGCGATGACTGAATAAAGTCATCAGGTACTACAGCCGCACACCTCTTGAGTTGCGCTACTGACCAGAATAAATGTTGATTAACTGGTTTTAAACCGGATACGAGCCTATTAGATAAATAGCGTCGTATACTACCGGAAAAGAGAAGTGGTGGACCGCCTTTCCAAAAGGTCGGTGCAGTAGGTAAAACTTTCTGCTTTAAACTTCTAGCGTGCATCCATGTTGTAGAATACTTTACTAAATTAATAAAGTCTGTATAATTATCAACAGATAACAACATGCGAAGCACAGAAGAGATGGTTCTGACATCGTAAATTTTGAAAAAATCTTCATTACGATCAGCCAGAATCTCGACGAAACCAATCGAGACTTGCAAAGCACTTGCAAACCATTTCTTATCACAGGTAGATCCACTCACTAAGAGTGTATCACCTTTAAGCGAAAGAGTCAGGTTCAGACCACAAGTATCAAACAAATGTTTGAACGTAGTGGCTTGACTTACAGATTTAAGCTGAAGTGTAACGGTTTGATTAAAATTAAATTTTTGATCAATAAGTTCTATTTCAGTAACCAATCTATCATTAGACCATTCATTATCGAATGCTTTAGTAATAGCGGTTCTCTTAAATTTGGAAGCCAGACTCTTTGCCCGCGCAATATGCACGGTCAACGCTTTTGACAACAGATGAAATGCATTCAGGATTTCTCCAGAATAGCATAGTGTACTTTTCCAAGGTACACGCGATGTCGTATTTATGACAGCAGTTCGCTCTGCTGTAGTATTTTT